GCACTCGGTATCGCGCAGACCGGTCAGGTTTGTATTCCGTAGAAAACCCCAAGCACATTAAGGCGTTGAAATCAGAAGGCTTTACTGAGGAGAACCTAGCTCGCTATGAGCAAGGTGATGCTCAACGCGGGTACACTTGCACTCAATGCGGTTTCGGATCATGGTTCAGACTATGTTCTCGTTGCGGGCATGAATACGACTCCACGCCTAAAACAGACGGAGATTAAGAATGACATCAGCAGTATCGCCTATCACCCAATTTCAGTCAGGCTCATATCTGACGATTGCTGAATACAAAAACGCTCCGACAGCGATTGACATCAACAATCTGGTAGTAGGCGGTACTTCTGCCCAGCAAGACGCGGAATTAGCATCAGTTATCCAGCGCGCTTCGTCCTTTATTGACATCTATGTCAATCAGCCGCTTATTGCTCAAAACTTCACCGAGCAATCTCGTACCCGCATGACGCAAGAGGGATTTCTCGTTATCTCCCCGGACTACAACAATGTGGTCGCGCTCAACTCTTTAGCCTATGGCGCTACCCCGACAAACCTTGTCACAGTAAGCTCGACATCCCTACAAAACTGCTGGTTCGAGAAGTCGCAAATTATCTACCCGCTGAGCCAGCTAGGTACGACCTACTCCTCACAAGGCCCACTATCCTTCGGCTTCCCGCCAGCCTCGCGCTCGCGCATTTACGCCGCATATAACTACACGGCAGGCTACTGTAATGGCCTCATATCCTCAGCTACAGCCGGTGCTTCATCCTTCACCATGATTGACCCCATTGGTTTGACCGCCGGAACAGTTGTGACTATTTATGATGGCGCGAGCACCGAGCAGGTTGTTGTTTCTCCTTCTTATACTTACGGATCAACTACGGTCAATATCACAAGCACCCTCAAATACACCCACGCATCAGGCGTAGCGGTGGGCAATATGCCGCAGGCAGTTAAGCAAGCCGCCATCCTCATTACGACCGACTTCCTCAAAGTCCGTGGAGATAACTCTCTGACCATGGCAGTCACAACCCGCGCATCGTCTGGGCCAAGCGTTCAGTCCATCGTGGGATCAGATATCGAGCTGGCGAAGCAACTCCTCTCGCCATTCCGAAGGATGCGCTAAATGGCAGTTGGTCGCGTCCAACTTCGCTCCACGCTGTACTCATATCTTGTTGGCGCTGGTATTGACTCACTTAATCAGGTTTTCACTTCGTTTCCAAAACGCATCAACTATCAGGTTAATGCTTTGCCCGGACAGCTCAGTCGAGCAGCGGCCGTAATTTTTATCCAGAGCGAGCGCGAAACTCGTCTTGCAATCGGTGGTGCAACAAGTGGCTGGAAGCGCGTGGATTTCACCGTAATTTTGCAAATCTTCCATCACTCGGTACAAAGTAACGCCGAAGATGCAATGGCAGATTTTGATACACTAGTGGACAACATCAAGAACACGCTCCGAGCAAGCCATAACTTCGGTGATACATCGCAAGTCAATGTCTGGCAAGGCGCAGAACCTGTAATTGACTGTCTGTACGGAGAGCCGATTACCTCGGATAACGGGGCAACGGAAACCTTTGCAGAGATTCGATTCGATGTTACCCAAATGATTCAGGCATAAGGAGAACGATGGCCACATACCAATACAACGGCGATGAAGTGCGCGAGTTTCCAACTCTCGGACTTACAGTCAAGCCCGGAGACACATTCGAGTCTAAGGATGACATTATTTCAGCCGATGTCTCTCTCGCTTCTGCACCAAAGAAAATAACAACACCGTCAGCCCCGTCTGACTCAACCGTAGGAGCGTGAAATAGTGGCAGTACAAAATACCCACCGTTCGTATGTGGGAATCGCCAAGGAAACAACAAAGGGAACAGCAGTCACTACTCCGACCGCTTATATCCCCGTTATTGCGAACACCCTAAAGCCACAAGACATCTACACACCTCTCTACGATGAGGGCTTGCGCGGATCACTTGTTAAGAACTACAACTATATTCAGGGTCGCGTCCACTCAACTTTTGACTTCGGCGGCGCAGTATTCGCTGACACCATCATCTACCCTCTTGCCGGTGTTCTCGGTGAGGATGTTGTTTCAGGATCAGCTCCTTATGTCCATACCCTCGCAGTAAAGAACTCAGCTACAGCAGCGGCAGACTCACAGCCTTCTGCCTACACCATGCTTGACTTCTATGGCGCAAATGTGCGCGCATGGGCAGGACATCAATTCCACGACTTCTCGCTTAAGTGGAACGCAGACGGCTTGCTCGAATACGATGCAAAGTCCACAGGATGGCAGTCAGCTACCACCTCAACACCAACCCCTAGCTTCTCCACCGTTTTGCCTACCGCAGTCTGGTATGGAACTGTGAGCGTTGGTGGCACAGCTATCTCTAACAACACCATGGGCAACATTGACCTCAAGCGCCCTGTCACCCCTATCTACGGTATCTCCAATGTGCAGACTCCTTACTCTGTATTCGTTGGCGCTCTCGAAGTAACGGGCAAGGCCACCTTCCTCATGGAAAACGACACCCAGCTCACCAACTATCTGAGCAATACCCAGCCAGCGCTTGTCTTTAACTGGACAACAGGCTCGGGCGCAACTCAGACATCTATCCAAGCGACCATGACAAAGGGTGCTTACACACTCGCTGTTATTGAGCGCTCAAAGGATTTCGTTGAAGTGGTTGTTGATTTCAATGCCCAAGGCAACCTAACCGATGCTGGAACTGTTGGCTACTCACCAATCAAGTGGGTTGTTAAGAACGCGATAACCACCTCGGTCGCTTAACCTAGAACGCAGTAGCGGTGGCAGGTTGATTTGGTTCGCCTTCCGAAATCCCGCACCGCTACTGCCTAGTTTTGCTAGGATGCTCACAAGGCTACCAAGGAGGCACAATGTCAAAAAAGATTACCCTGCCATCAGGGGCAACAGTTACTATCAAAGATGCAATAGATCTTAAAGTCAAAGACCGCAACCGCATCATGCTCGCCGGAGATAACAAGGGTGAAGCAGAAAAGGGCATCGCTATCGGCAACGCTTTGCTTGCTGCAATTATTGAGGACTGGTCATTCGACCTTCTCGTTCCATCGGTCAAATCTGACTCTATTGACGAGCTGCCTATCAAAGACTATGTCGCTCTCATGGATGAGACCGCAAATGTCACCAAGGACTTGTTCCCTGAGTTGGCGGATACAGATAAAAACCGTTTGAACCCTGATAGCCCTTTAGACAGCTCCAACGCCTAAAGGATCGGCTGAAAGGATTCCAGCGGGTTGATGACCTGCTCTATCCAGACACCGAGTGGTTCTACTTTAAGTTTGCCGACAGATTTAGCTGGACACCCGAGCAGGTAGATAACCTGCCTGCCGGGAGAGCTGATTGGTTGTTAGCTATTGCTGATACCATCGAAGAAGTCAAAATCGAGCAGATGGAGAAGCGATGAGCGACAACCGCAACGAAGTATTTGCGGCGCTTAATGCTTGGCAAAACCGCATGGACAAAGCGGCTCAATTAGCAACCCGCGCGATCACCACAGAGCTATGGACGCAGGCGCGCAAGAATGCTCACGAGACCACTAACCCGCCGCGAACAGTGAACGGCCGACTTCGCTATAACCCGCACATCGGGCCTCGCGCCGGAGAAGGCCCTAACTATGCAACGGGCAACTTGTATCGAAACATCATTGCTGCCCCACCGCTTCGGCGTGGTTTTGCAACTTATGTGGCGAGCGTTGATTCAGGCGCTGACTATGCGCGAGCAGTAGAACTCGGCTCATCAAAGTGGACAAGTGGGGTAAAATACCCATATATGTATCCAGCTCGTGATGAACTTATCAACTCTGGTAAGGCCTCACAAATCGTTTATGGATACCTCACAGCAGCGATGGGAGCTTAAATGGCAGGTGAAGTCCCACCGTTAAATGTAGAGATTCTTGTTCAGCTTGCTAATCTGACTACAGCTGTTACCCAAGCCACCGAGGGCATGGCAAAAATTGGCGATGCTGCCAAGGCGCAGGAAAGCAAGTTTTCTTCATTAAAGACAGTCATGGCTGGAGTCTTTGGTGGCAACCTTTTGACTCAGGGAATGCAGGTTGTTGAGGATGGGCTGCGGGATGCTATCAAAGCAATCCAAGACACACAGGTAGCGACCGAGCGCTTATCTACTGCGCTTAATAATTCCAAACAAAACACAGCCGCTAACCGCGAAGAAATCGAGAAAACATCGGACAAGATGTCCACACTTGGTTTCTCTACCGCGCAAACAGAGTCGGCCTATGGCACTTTAATCACAGCAACAGGATCCGCAACAGAGTCCACAAAGCTGATGAGCATGGCTGCCGACCTTGCGCGATACAAGCACGAGGATTTGGCAACCGCTGCAGCTACCTTGGCCCGAGGAACAACGGGCTCAGCTAAAGCGTTCCGCGAGCTGGGCATCACGCTTGATACATCTCTGCCTAAAAATCAGGCAATCGCCAAGGCGTTCGATGAGTTAAATGGAAAAATCGGCGGGCAGGCTGTTGGATATACGCACACATTTGCCGGCGAGATGGAAGTCTTAAAGGCTAAGTTTGATGACATAGCAGTCAAGGTCGGCGCTGTTGTTATGCCAATCCTGACAAAATTCTTGGAGATTATTACCAAGTTTATTATTCCGGCCATCACGGACATCATCAAATACATGACCTACTGGGAGCGCCAGCTCATCAGCTTGTGGAATACGCACGAGGGATTCCGCAAAGTAGTCGTTGATGTTCTCAAAGTTGTTGTTGAAGGATTTGGCTACCTTCTCGGAGCGGTTGCAAAAGTTATTGACACCGTGGCAAAGATTCCTGTCCTCGGCGCTCCTTTTAAGGCAATGGGCAAAAGCGTTGATGAAGCAGCTGTATCTGTCGGCAAGTTTGGCCAAGGGTTAGATGACCTTGCCAACAAAAAGATTTCTATTGGTGGCAAGTCTTTAGCGGATCAGCTCTCAACGGCTGGGGTTTCGAGCGCTGGCGGAGATACAGGAGTTGCCGGTCAAGTAGCTGGCGGAGATGTTAGCAAAGCCGCAGTAGCCGCAGCCAAGAAATCTGCCGCTGCCGTTATTGCCGAAATGAAGAAGCAAACCACAGAGTTGATGAACGAGCAAAAGCAAGTCAAGTCTATCTACGACCAAATGAATGTGGACTTGCGCGATTATCAGACACAATACGAAAAGTTGGTTCAGACTCACAACGATGCAATAGCCAAGGCAAACCTGACTTTTAATCAGGCACAGGCTGCAGCACAACAGACTTTAGATCAGGCCAACCTCGCGGCAGCTGCGGCGAACAATGACGCTATCGCCAAACTGCAACAAGATGCCGCAAACAAGCAACTTGCCATTGTTCAGCAATCAGAGGCCCTGCTCACCAATGAATTTGCAAATGTCACGAAGATAGACCTTGGCAAGTCATTTTTCAGCTCGGGAACAACTAGCGGCCTCATTGACTCATTTCAGAGCCAGCTAAACGCCATGAAAACCCTTGCCACTGATGCTTCCAAGCTCGCCGGCCTAGGATATTCGCAGAACTTCATTCAGCAAGTTGTCGCACAAGGCCCACTCATGGGTGACCAAATGGCCCAGACTCTTATCAACGCTCAGCCCGGAACAACAGAGCAGATTCAGAACTTATTTGCACAGGTGCAGGATGCTTCGACAACAGGATTGAACGGTCTCGCGGATCAGATGAATCAAGGCGGCAATCTGGCAACTCAGGCTCTTATTGACCAATACAACAAAGTCACTACAGACCTTAACGCTTCGATGGCAACCCAAGCCGATGCTTTCAACGATGTTCTTGCTAAAAACAAACTGGCTTACAACGACTCCGTGGCCAAGGCTCAGCAAACCCTGCAGGATTCGCTCGCAGCATCGCAACAGGCTTTTGACCAAGCAGCCACGGCGCTTCATGACTCCACCATTACGAAGCTAAACGATTTGCAGACCAAGCTTGAAGCGGTTGCAGCTTCCATGGCCGCGGTCAATGGCACGGGCGTTTCGATGAGCAGCATGGCGCTCGCTGGCTCTGTTGCAACGCCTTATCTTTCAGGATCGGCGGCCTTGCCAACGACCGCATCAAGCGGACCTGCGGTTGCTTACACGCAGAACAACTACATCTCGACCCCTGTTTCAGCGAGTGACATCGCATCGGCTACCTATGGCGCTCTCACCTATGGAGTGGCTCAGGGAATCGCCTCAAAACTTAATGCAGGGAAGGCTTACTAATGGCTACCGTTACCTCGCTTAATTACTATTCCTTCGCCTTTAACGGTTTCGTATTCGGCGGAGCTAACTCGCCTTATCAAATCCTCTCTGTTGATGGGCTTGAATCGCTGCCCAATATCCGCAATCAGGATGACAACAGAGGCTATGCAGACGGTATGTTCACGGGCAACGATTTTCTTTCAGGCCGCACGGTGACCATCACCATCAACACCTTCGCAAGCACTGGCTATTCAGCTCAGGCTAACTTCAACTTATTACAGGCCGCACTCTTGCCTCAGACCAGCGGCACGACCCCGCTTCAATTCCAGCTCTCTGCCGCCGGCGGTTTGCAACGCCTGAATGCTCGCGTTCGCACAAACAAGACCGTTGTTGATCCAAATTACACCTACGGCTACATTACTTCGCAATACACATTCTTTTGCGCCGACCCTCGTTATTACGATGACACGCTACAGACTGCAACCCTCGCCGTTGGTAACCCTCTGGGCCGTCAATATAACCGCACCTACAACCTCTCCTATGGCGGCGGCTCCTCGACCCTTACAACGACCGTCAATAACGCAGGATGGGCAACCACATACCCTGTCATAACCCTCAACGGCCCTATCACCAACCCGACCCTTGGTAATAACACGCAAGGCACTTACATTACGATTCAAGGAACTTACGCAAACACCGACACCATCGTCATTGACTTAGATCAGAAACTCATCACCCTCAACGGAAGCCCTGCCCGCAATTTGATTAACGGCGGCTCAAACTGGTTCTCTGCTCCACCGAGTAATAACTCTTTCTTCCTATCTGGAACAGGTACACTTATCGGCACTACGGCTGCGACCATTACTTGGCGCAACGCGTACATCTAAGGAGAAGCAATGGCATTACGCACACCCCCAAGTTGGCTGCAAAATGGAAGCCATCCTGCGGAAAACGACCGCCTAACTACCCAGACAATCTGGAAAACCTCTGGAATTATTAACTCAACCGATTTAGCGGTTACCCAAAACTCTCCTGCCGGTATGTCCGTTCTTGTCGCTTCTGGCTGGGCTGCAATCGTTGGAACAACGCAGTCCAACATGGGCACATACATGGCCTATAACGATGCCACGACAACTCTCACCGTTTCCACGGCTAACCCATCGAACCCACGCATTGACATCGTGGTTGTGACCGTCAATGATGCTTACTACACGGGATCGCTGAACAATGTTACTTTTCAGGTAATCGCGGGAACCCCTGCCGCTTCTCCCGTAGCTCCTTCGACTCCCGCTAACTCGCTTCTCCTAGCGACTATCGCAGTAGGTGCGGGTGTTACTTCTATCGTTACCGCGAATATCACCGATAACCGCGTTAAATCTACTTCGCCTATCTCGTACTCGGGTATGAGCATTAACGCGCAGACGGGTACGACCTACACCCCTATTCTCGGAGATAACGGAAACTTCGTTACTCTTACTAACGCCTCGGCTATTACCGTAACTATTCCGCCTAACTCCTCGGTCGCTTTTCCAGTAGGTACTCAACTTAACTTTAGCCAGAACGGAGCGGGGCAGGTTACCTTCTCGCAAGGATCGGGCGTAACTATTACCTCAACAGGCGGAACGGCTTCTGCGCCTAAGACTCGCGTGCAATATAGCGCGGCAACGGCTATCCAAACGACCGCGAATAACTGGTTAATCGTAGGTGACCTTGCGTGATAATTCCGGGCATTCTTGCCTCTGGAATATCGGGGCATTTGGGCGGTAACTACACTTCGCTCCAAACCGTAACCGTTGGTTCGGGTGGGGCAAGCGCAATTAACTTTTCTTCTATCCCAAGCACTTATACTCATTTGCAGATTCGTTATATTGTTAAAGGTTCTGGTTCGACAGGCATAGGTGGCGCGCCATGGAGATTTAACAGCGATTCTGGAACAAACTATACTTGGCACTATTTAGTTGGAGACGGTTCTAGTGCCGCGGCTGGTGGTAATGGAACCGGACTTACATCAGGTAACTGGGGCGAAACTTATGTTGATGGAACAGTAGGCGGTATTTACACCGTTGGAATTATGGATATTTTAGATTACGCAAGCACAAACGCAAGCACAAATAAAAATAAAACTATCCGTCACTTTTTTGGCGAAGATATGAACGGTTCGGGTAAGGTTGAGTTTTTTAGCGGCTCTTGGTTAAATTCTTCTACTGCCGTAAATGCTATCAACTTTACTATAAACGGCGGTAGCACAACGATTACTCAGTATTCTCAATTTGCACTTTACGGGGTGAAATAATATGGCTAGCGCACCAACATATACACCGATTGCAACGCAGACCGTTAGCGGTTCATCAACTAATGCCGTTACTTTTAGTTCAATTCCTAGCACATACACTGATTTGATTATTTCCGTTAATGCTGGTTCATCATTTAGTTCTAGCGCAGATGCTTACCAATTATCTTTCAATGGTGCTTCTACTGGATTATCAGTTACCAGATTGTATGGCAACGGTTCATCAGCATCTAGCGATAGATATTCAACGCCTTATGCTGGCTGGTTAAGCACAACGGTTGGCGGCTCTGACACGATTCATATTATGAATTACGCCAACACTACAACATACAAAACTGCAATTACTCAAAGTTCTAGTGCAGGTTCTTATGCTATTGCTGGCGCAACAGTTGTTTTGTGGCAAAGCACTGCTGCTATCAACTTAGTAAAAATTTCTGATACTTCTGGTAATTTTTTATCTGGTAGCACTTTTACTATCTACGGTGTATTGGCGGCATAAATGGCAACTTCAACATATAACCTCATCGCAAACCAAGTAGTCGGTTCTGGTGGAGCATCTTCGGTTGTTTTCTCGTCAATTCCAACAACCTATACAGATTTGCTAATTAAATGTTCGACTCGCACCACTTATACGGGTGGTTCTTCTGGACTTTATATTGTTTTTAATAGCATTAACACGGGATATTCCGATATTGTTGTTTACGGCAATGGCTCTACTGTTTCAAGTTATAAAGACACAAATCAAGCAATAGTAAACGCAGGCGCCTCGCAAAATTCTGCATCAACAGCCAACACATTTGCATCTACGGATATTTATATTCCTAATTATCTGTCAAGCAATTATAAATCGCTAAGCGGCGAAACGAGTGTAGAAAATAACGCTGCCTATACGGGAACATATATTTTTTTTAATGCTGGCGTAATGGCTAACACGGCGGCAATAAGTTCAATCACGCTTACCGCTGATGCTTCGTTCGTTCAATACTCAACCTTCTATCTCTACGGCATTAAAAACTCATAACTAAGGAGCAACAAACATGGCAGATGTAATCGAAGTAAATTGCGAGACCGGCGAAGTTACTACCCGTCCTCAAACAGACGAAGAAATCGCCGCCGCTAAAGCCGCCGCCGCACAAGCCGAGGCAGACGCTAAGGCTAAGGCTGACGCTGACGCCGCTATCGCTAAAGCTAAGGCTTCGGCTCAGGCTAAGTTAGCCGCTCTCGGTCTAACGGCTGATGAGGTCGCTGCTCTAGTAGGCTAGGGCAATGGCCACCTCGTATCGTTACCTTTTAGCGGATCTAGTCACCAATCAGGTTTTAGCTGAGCTTCCGCTAACGGGGGTCAATTTCGGTCAGCAATTAAACGCCGCGGGCACAATGACGGCGCACTTGCTGGTCTCTGGCGTGAATACCGCTGGGCTGAATGTCCTCAACGGCTCGATTCCGGGCCGCACGGCGATTTATGTGGATCGCAACGGCATCTTGGTCTGGGGCGGCGTTCTATGGCAGCGAGAGTATGGCTCAACAGACCAGAGCATCAAGCTCACGGCCCGCGAGTTTCTTTCCTATTTTGAGCGCCGGCGCATCACAACAGGCTCAGGAACGGCCTACGGCGCATTGGCGTACACGGGCATTGACCAGCTGCAGATTGCGCAATCGCTCATCTCTAACGCACAGAGCGCGCCGTCTGGAAACATCGGCCTGCTCTACAACCAAGACCCGCTCTCAACTAGCACATCGGGTATCACGCTGTCTCGGGTTTATTACAACTACGAAGTAAAGACAGTTTTCAACGCCGTTTCGGATTTATCTAAACAAACAAATGGCTTCGACTTTGAGATTTCTGTCTATTATGACGGCGGCGGCAACCCTGCCAAATCCTTTAATACTTACTATCCGCGCGCAGGCGTTATGTATAGCGCGACAAACCCTAATGCTCCCGTGTTCGAGCTGGGCGGCAACATTTCAGAGTACACATATCTTGAAGATGGCTCAAAGGCCGTCAATCAAATCTACGCGCTGGGCGCTGGCTCAAACGAAGGCAAGCTCATCAGCATCGCCAACAGCGCTTCCAAGCTCTCCTCTGGCTGGGCATTGCTAGAAGATCAGGCCAACTATTCTGACATTACCGACCCCACCGTTCTTTCGGGCCTTGCCACGGGTCAAATCAACGCGGTTTCTTATCCTCCGATTACCCTCAAAGTTGTTGCTCCTCCGTATGTAAATCCAACATTCGGCACTTATGAAGTAGGCGATGAGGTTCGCGTTCGCATCACTGACGCGTTCTTCCCTAAAGGCTACGATGCCATATTCCGCATTATCGGACTATCCGTTGCGCCCGGCGAGGATGGCCCTGAAAGAATTACGCTGACCCTCACGACAGGAACTTACTAATGGGATACATCAACCACGCACCTGACATCCGTGAAATTATTGAGGACTTAAAAGCACGCCTGCGTAAGCTAGAAACGGCGCAGCGCTTCACCGCGCCTAGCGTGACCACTGATCCAACGAACCCTCGCATCGGTGACATCTGGCTGAATACAACTTCTAACACTCTTAAGACCGTAGATAAAAACGGTACAATTAGAACAATCAACTGGACATAACAACTCATCCGTAAGGTGCAACTATGGTATTTTGGAACAACGCCTCGACCGTTAGTAACGCAATCTGGGCTATCTTGGAAAGTCTGGTAATAATCGGCGCACCTTTGTTTTGGCTAAACCGTAATTTTAAGAAAATGGATAAGCGCTTATCGCGCATTGAATACCAGCTATACGAAAACGGCGGCGGGTCTATGAAAGACCAGCTCAACCGTCAGGATACCGCACTGCACGAGCTGCAGATAAATCAGGCAGTTATTAAGACCAAGTTGGAAATTTGATGGATGCTCATGACCAAGTGGTTACGAACAGTTACATTGTTCATTACCCACCGCACGAGCCGCGCGAAAGCGACCCGAATTACAAAGATTTTAACGCTTACCGCAACGCCACAAAAGATACGGCTCAATGCTCAGTCGGAAGCCATCGAGCCGATTTCTCCGATTGCGCTGGAGGACTAGAGCTTCATCACGCACACATTGAATTTAGCCTGCAAAACGGCGTGGACTTGAAATGGCTAGAAGCTGATTATCCCGGAGTTTCTAACCCCGATGAAGTCGGAAAGTGGATAGAATCAGCGGAGAACCTGCTATGGCTCTGCGAAAAACACCACCGAGGGGTCGGGGGCATTCATCACGCCACCGCGAGTGATTTCGAGGCCGAAAAGTATGTTCGCAACCTAATCGGAAAGAAGGATGCACATGGCAAAACTAAATCTTAAAATCACCGCAAAAGAAAAGGCGTTAGGCGAGCACTATATCTACGGCATCATCGCCGCGGGATACGGTGCGTATCAACTTGATCCGCACGCTTCCGTCAAGAAGCTCGTCACCGAGGCGCTAGTCGCAGGATTGCTCGCGCCTATTTTGGCTCGTATCAACCCTAAGTCTTTGGTCAATACCATCGTTGCAACGACAGGAGCGCCGGAAACTATCGTTGCGCCTGCCGTGAACGCGGCGATTGCCGAGGCCGATAAGGTCGTGAAGGCCGATACCGCTAAATAGTAAAATGAAATCAGACCCCGCTCCTTGTGGGCGGGGTTTCTGACTTTCGGGGGATAAATGTCTACTGGTCTTGATGTTCTCAATGTGGCACGAAGCCAGATTGGATTTCACGCGGGCGCGCAGGAAGAAAACCCCTATGGGATTTGGTACGGAATCCCTAACGCTCCCTATTGCGCTATGGGAGTTTCGTGGTGTTTCGCGCAAGTCGGGCTCTCTAATCTCATCGCTGCTCAAACCCCTAAAGGATTTGCCTATAACCCCGCAGCTCTCCCATGGTTTCAGCGCCAAGGACTTGTTGTAAATAAATACCAAGGACAGCCCGGCGATTTAGTTTTCTATGACTGGAACTCTGATGGCGTTGTGGATCATGTTGAGATATTAGAAGCGGCATCGCCTGACGGAATCACGACCATCGGATTTAACACAGGCAACCCTAACGACTCCATTCATGAAAGCGGATGCTTCCGAGTCCATCGGCCGTATCTCTTTATTGCGGCGATTGTCCGACCTCGGTATCCCGTGGCACTCAAACCCGCTTCTAAGGGCATGGCTAGCAAGAAGGCCACAGCGGTTGTTGGTGGCACAGGCACAGCTATCGCTGGCGCAACGGGGATGATTCATAACGGAATGACTTCAACGCCAACACCGACTAAAACGCCAACAGTCTTCATCGCTCCCCCATTTCCCGCAGACCCAACGGCGTTTAATCTCGGACAAAAAAGCGATGCAGTCGTGGCTGTAGAAAAGGCGCTATTAAAGGCTGGGCTTCTGCCGACTCAATATGTCACGGGGATAATGAACACCCAGACCCAGAGCGCGTTAATAAAATACGAGGCAAAACAGGGCATTAAAGTCACGGGCGCTCTGCCCCAGATTATCTATGACGAGCTAAAGGGGTCGTTGTGAAGCATATAAAGTTTCATATATTCGATGCCAAACAGCTCACGATAGCCCTCACGGGCGCGTTTAGCACATGGGCGGCTACAGGCTTTCAGCACGACCTCGCGCACCTTGGCTACATTCTTGTGGGCTTTATCACCGGCGGGTTAGTTTCGCATAATCCCAATGTCAGCCCCGACTCTCATATCCAGACTCCCTATCAGCCGAACATGGATGACGGAGGATCAACCCTCAAACCGATTGTCATTCCGCAAGACCCCTACAAACCAGAAGGCACGGATGTAAAGAGGGTCATCCAGATAAACAGCGGGATTGTCAAATAACCCTGTAGCCACAATGTAGCTACAAAATATGCGGTCGGGCGGGGAGGCGTGTCTAAACGCTTCTCGGCAAGATTCTCGGTAGTCTTCTCCCTGAAAGGGAGGCACACCTATGGCACTTGCCGATTCTATTGAAAAGCATCTCGTTAAATCTCAAAACAAATGCACTCTGCAAATCATTATGGATATGCTGCCGGAGTCAGATAGAAAAATCCTGCAGGACTCTATTCTCAAAGGCCTACCAACTACAACTCTTGTAGCTGCGCTTCGCTCTGAGGGTTATCAAATTGCAGAGGCCACTTTCACTAACCACAGAAATGGCAAATGCAAATGTCCGACCGAGTAAAGAAAATCCTAGAGGAGCGCTTAGGCGAATACGGCGATCCCTATACCGAGTTCACCGCTATCGGTCGCGTCTGGGCGGGATTTCTCAAACTAGAAGATGACATCCCTGCCTACCAAGTAGCGCTTATGATGGATGCGTTAAAGTCCGTTCGACTATTCCACAACCCATTCCATGAGGACTCATGGTTCGACAAATCCGGCTACACCCAGCACGGTCAAACGATTGTAGGAATAGATGAGCTTAGAGGATAGATTAAATGCGCTTCCAGAAGGTATTGAGTCAGATGATGTCATTGAGCTTCGCAAGGCGCTCATGCGCGTGCAGAAACAACTGTTGCAGGCGAAGCAACGCACGGATGAATTGGTCGAGGTCACGCACCAAGCGGCGCACGACGCTGTTTTGGGAATGGGCCCAATCGAACCAGTTAAAGAACGAAAGCTACCTGCGGGAAAGAAAAAATCAGAGGTGGCGCTCTGGCACATGACCGATTGGCAAGGCGCTAAAAGAACAACAACCTATAACTCAGAAGTTATGAGGACGCGCGTTCTTAGCTTTGCAGAGAAGGCTGTGACCATTACCGACATCATGCGCGCAGATCATCCTGTCAATGAGTGCGTGATTATGTTCGGCGGTGACATGGTGGAGGGATTGTTCAATTTCCCGAGCCAAGCGTTCGAGGTTGATGCCACGCTCTTTGAGCAGTATGTCAATGTTTCTCGACTCTGCGTAGATGTTGTTCGATATGCGCTTGCCAATTATTCTAAGGTGACCGTTGTCCCCGAGTGGGGCAATCATGGTCGCATCGGCTCTAAGCGCGATAATGTCCCGCGCTCAGATAACTTTGACCGTATGTGCTACGAGTTAGCCCGACAGCTTCTCGCGGGAGAAAAGCGACTTACATGGCAAGAGTGTCCCGAGGACATTCAGCGCGTGGAGATTGGCAACTACAAGGCACTCCTTATTCACGGAGACGAGGTTGGCAGAAATGGATTTGCAAGTCCGGGAGCAATCGTTCAGCACGCAAATCGTTGGCGAAGCGGAGCGTATCCATGGGAGTTTAGAGATGTCTATATCGGCCACTACCACACGCACGCAGAATGGGCGATGGCAAACGGTCAGGGTAGTGTCTATCAAACAGGTTCTACAGAGTCAGACAACCGCTACGCCGGAGTCATGCTCGCAGCATCAGCAACCCCATCCCAGCGACTCCACTTCGTTGATCCAGTAAAGGGTCGCGTCACAGCGGCTTACAAGGTGTGGCTGGACTAATGACTACAATCGTTGCGATACAGAAAGATGACGGCGTGTGTTTTGGCGCTGACTCACTTGTGACTGCAACGCGCAAATACAGCCATCCACGAATGACCAAGATAACGCGGCGGGGCGCTTTCATCATTGCCGGAAGTGGTGAGAGCGCGGCCTGCGATATTGCTCAACATATTTGGACACCGCCTAATCCCACGGCGGCAGATAAAAAGGACATCTATCACTTCATCATTGCCAAAGTCGTGCCAAGCCTGAAAAACAGTTTTAAGGATCAGGAATACAAATGGCAGGAGACCGATGAGGAGACTAAGTTCGCGTTTCTTATTGCCGTTGCCGGTGAGGTCTTTGATATTGCCGATGACTTTGCCGTCAGCATGAGTAGCACCGGTTTCTACGCCGTAGGCTCTGGCTCGTCCTTAGCCATTGGAGCGCTAGAGGCGGGGGCGAGTATAAGCAAAGCCCTAGAAATTGCAAGCATTCACGACCCATATACAGCCGCGCCCTTTTACTTCATGGAGCAGGCTAAGCCCTAATCTTCGTCCTCGTCTATCAGCTCAGGCTGGACGATATCTATGCCCTGATTTTTAGCGGCCATTAAGCCCGTCACAAATAAGCTGTTAGCCCTGTTGCATATATCGTCTATCTGGTCAGGGTATTTCAGCTCAGCCTCGACCACAACGGCAAGACTCCACAGGCTTATTTGGACTCGAATCATGCACCTATCCTAGCCCGCGGCGCGCCGATACGGGATGCTTGAATTACCGTAATCTATCGCGTACTGTCTGCCTCAACAGGATTTCAGAGAAGGAATCCCCTACAGGAAGGCGAATCATGGCAGGCAAGTTCAACCTAGAGGATTACGACACAGTCGAATCCCGCGTTAAGAAGTTCTGGGAGCAATATCCCAGCGGAAGAATCCACACACAAATACTGCACAATGACGATAACCGATTCATTGTTCAGGCTTTCGTTTATACGGATCGTGAAGATGAACGCTGCGTGACCTCCGGCATGGCCGAGGAAATCGTTGGCTCATCTATGGTCACCAAGACATCGGCTCTGGAAGTATGCGAAACCTCAGCCATCGGTCGCGCTTTAGCTAACTTCACTTTCTCGGGCAATAAGCGCCCTAGCCGTGAGGAGATGGAAAAGGTCGAGCGATATAGCAAGGTAAAAACTCCCTATGCAGTTCGCACCTTAACCCCAGAGCAGACCGAGCGCCTAGAAAAAATCCTCGACATGATTCAAGAAATTAACGAGGTGGATGCCCTACGCAAGATTTGGCAGGATGAGAAAGATAATCTGGATTTTCCCGTGAGAGGGACAACGATTAAGGATGCCCTCAACAAGCGAGTAACGGAGCTGTCGTGAGGACTACATCTCTGGAAGCCCGCGAGAAAATCGAGCCAGCACTTGGATCTATACGCCGAAAGGTGTACGAGTTCTTTATCAACCAAGGAATGCAGGGAGCTACTGACCAAGA